AAAATCGAAAAAGGTGCAGAAGTACAGGACAATGGCATCAGCCAAATGGCTACGGTTCGCGATGGTGTAGCAAGCCTAGCACAAGCTAAAACTCCAAATCCAGTAACCTTGCGACCATATCGTACTTTCAATGAAGTAGAACAACCTGCTAGTCAATTCGTCTTCCGCATCAACAAATTGGCGAGCCTTGCGCTCTTTGAAGCAGATGGGGGCAAATGGAAATTAGAAGCCGTCGAAAGCATCGCAAATTATTTAAAAAATGAACTTGCTAGCAACAAAAAAATTACTATTTTAGCTTAAAGGAGAAATCAACATGACACAACAATACAATAACTTTGATCACGAAATTGATTGGGAAGGTACTATCGAAAAAGACTCGGACCGTGTCCTATTGCCCGATGGATTGTACTATTTTACAGTCGTTGGCATGGAACGCACACGACACACACCAAATCCGCAAAATCCCGGAAAATTGCCAGCGTGTAACAAGGCTATCGTTAGCATCAAGATTGTAGCCAACGAAGGCGAGACCGAATTGCGTCACAATCTATTCCTACACAGCTCAACCGAAGGAATGCTATCTGCTTTCTTTGCAGCTATCGGCCAAAAGAAAAAAGGCGAACCGCTTCGTATGAACTGGAATACCATTATCGGTGCAACTGGTGTATGTAAGGTCGGTACTCGACAATACAATAACAACAATTATAACGAAGTCAAATCCATGCTCTATCCTGAAGACGTAGACTATACAAAAGTATTAAACCAGCAACCAGGACAAACTACACAAGCAAGCTACCAGCAACCACAACCGCAGAACTTTGGACAACAACCACAAGGACAAGCTGGATACCAAGCTGGGCAATTTTAGGAGGTAAGGGATGCAATTAAGACCTTATCAACAGGAAGCACGGGAGGCTGTTCAAGCTGAATGGAATAAAGGTCGCAAGCGCACGCTCTTAGTATTGCCAACAGGTTGTGGAAAGACAATCGTCTTCTCCAAAATCATTGAAGACCAAGTGAAAGAGGGCAAGCGCGTGCTTGTCCTTGCTCATAGGTCAGAGCTTTTGGAACAGGCTAGCGATAAGCTCAAGACTGCGACAGGACTCGGCACGGCCTTAGAAAAAGCTGAGAATACCTCTATCGGTTCATGGTATCGGGTTGTCGTTGGATCAGTCCAAACCATGCAGAGAGAGAAACGGCTTAGTCAATTCCCTCCTGATTGGTTTGATACGATCGTCGTCGATGAAGCCCACCACGCCATTTCAGACGGCTATCAGCGTGTCCTCGGCTACTTCGAGCAGTCAGACGTCCTCGGGGTGACAGCAACCCCAGACCGCGGAGATATGAAGAACCTCGGCTCTTACTTCGACAGTCTCGCTTACGAATATTCGCTGGTACAAGCTATTCAAGAAGGCTACCTATCGAAAATCAAGGCTTTAACAATTCCGCTCAGCTTGGATTTATCAAACGTCAGTATGTCAGCGGGTGATTTTAAAGCTAGCGACGTCGGAACGGCGCTAGATCCTTATCTGGAGCAGATAGCAGACGAAATGGTTAAGCAATGTGCTGATCGCAAAACGGTCGTATTCTTGCCACTGGTGAAGACATCGCAGAAGTTTCGAGATATTCTAAACGCAAAAGGTTTTCGCGCTGCTGAAGTGAATGGAGAGTCCAAGGACCGTGCAGAAGTCTTAGAAGACTTCGAGAATGACCGCTACAACGTTCTTTGTAACTCTATGCTCTTGACTGAAGGCTGGGATTGCCCATCAGTAGATTGCGTAGTTGTGCTAAGGCCTACCAAAGTGCGAGCGCTCTATTCTCAAATGGTGGGGCGTGGGACTCGCTTGCATCCAGGCAAGGAAGAATTGCTCTTGCTAGACTTCCTCTGGCACACCGAACGCCACGAGTTGTGTCGGCCAGCTCACTTAATCTGTGAGACTCCAGAAGTTGCTCAGAAAATGGTTGAGAACATGGAAGAGCAAACTGGTGTAATGCTTGACCTCGAAGATATGGAAGTTAAGGCAACCGAGGACGTCGTCGCACAGCGTGAAGAGGCTTTGGCAAAACAATTGGAAGAAATGCGCAAGCGTAAACGCAAGCTAGTGGATCCATTGCAATTTGAAATGTCTATCCATGCTGAAGACTTGTCGAACTATGTGCCTAACTTCGGATGGGAGATGGCACCTGCTAGTGATAAGCAAATTAAAGCACTTGAGAAATACGGAATACTTCCTGACGAAATTGGCAATGCTGGAAAGGCTGCGTTGTACTTAGATAGATTGCACAAACGCCAATCTGAAGGCTTGACTACGCCGAAGCAAATTCGCTTCCTGGAAGGGCGTGGTTTCAAAAATGTTGGGATGTGGCAATTTGATCATGCCAAAAATATGATTGATCGCATTGCAGCAAACGGATGGCGGTTGCCAGCAGGCGTGAGACCTGCTGAATATGTACCGAATTAAAGAAGGAGAAAACAGTGGCAGAGAATGATTTTAATTTGTTGCCGTTGCTGGATTACATCAATCCTGCCACGGTAGACTACCAGACATGGGTAAATGTGGGCATGGCCCTCAAACACGAAGGTTACACGGCATCTGACTGGGACAACTGGTCACAAAATGATAGTCGGTACAAGAAATTCGAGTGTTTCAAGAAATGGGATACTTTTAACGAAGAAGCAGGAACTATCGTGACGGGTGCCACGATTACCCAACTTGCTAAAGAAAATGGCTGGGTGTCGCAGTCTAGTTATGATAGCGAGAATGCGCATGAGTTAGGATGGACCGATACAATAGACCGTGATTATCGTGTCATTGATAAAGACTGGATTGAAGGTAAAGAAATCCATGAGCCGACAATTTGGAATCCGGTTCAGGAGATTATAAAATACCTTGAAACACTTTTTGAAGCTGGCGAAAATGTAGGTTATGTGACCAAATGCTACCAAAAAACTGACGCCGAAACTGGCGAGATTGTTAAATGGCTGCCAACTAAGGGAGCATATGATCGTACAGCTGGTGAGTTGATTCAGCTCTTACAAGAATGTAATGGAGATATTGGAGCTGTCCTTGGTGACTATCACGAAGAAGCTGGCGCATGGATTCGATTCAATCCAATGGATGGAAAAGGCGCTAAAAACGAAAACGTGACAGATTTCAGATACGCCCTGGTCGAATCCGACAGCATGCCGATTGACAAGCAGAATGCCATATACAAAGAATTGGAGCTACCAATTGCAGCCTTGGTACACAGTGGAAATAAATCACTACATGCTATCGTTAAAGTAGATGCCAAGAATTACGAAGAGTATCGTAACCGGGTTGATTATCTTTATAAAATCTGTCAGAAGAACGGAATCATAGTTGATACTCAAAATAAAAATCCAAGCAGGCTATCACGTATGCCAGGGTTCATCCGAAATGGCCAGAAGCAATTTTTAGTAGATACCAATATCGGTAAGGCTGATTGGGACGAATGGTATCAATACATCGAAGACTTGAACGATGATTTACCTGATCCCGAATCTCTTTCAGATAGCTGGGATAATTTGCCAGAGTTGGCTCCTGAGCTGATTAAAGGCGTCCTTCGTCAAGGTCACAAGATGCTGATTGCTGGTCCTTCTAAAGCTGGTAAGTCATTCGCTTTGATTGAGATGTCGATTGCAATTGCTGAGGGTAAGAAGTGGCTTGGTTGGGATTGTACGCAAGGGCGTGTCCTCTATGTCAACCTAGAGCTAGACCGTCCGTCTGCCTTGCATCGATTCCGCGATGTCTACCATGCAATGGGATTGGCTCCGCAAAATATCAACAACATCGATATCTGGAATCTACGTGGGAAGACCGTACCGATGGACAAGCTAGCACCTAAGCTCATCCGCAGGGCGCTGAAGAAGAATTATATCGCAGTCATCATCGATCCGATTTACAAGGTCCTGACGGGTGACGAGAATAGCGCAGACCAGATGGCACATTTTACGAATCAATTTGATAAAGTGGCCACAGAGTTAGGTTCTAGTGTTATCTACTGTCACCACCACTCTAAGGGTTCTCAAGGTGGTAAGAAGTCCATGGATCGCGCTAGTGGTTCGGGTGTATTTGCTCGAGATCCTGACGCGCTTATTGACTTAGTAGAGCTGGAAGTTTCAGAGGAATTACTTACTCAGAGGCTGAACCAAGCAGCGTGCGAAGTATACAAACAGGCTTTGCAAGAGCGAAACAATGCCTACTATCAGCAGAATGTAGGCCTAGATGACCTCTTGAGCCCTGCGCAAATGCGGACGCACTTCGAGAAAGGTATTCCTGATGTCATGGCTCGGGCGCCGTACACAGACAAACTCGAAGAAGTTCGTAACAAGATCCAGATAGCGACCGCATGGCGTGTCGAGGGCACGCTCCGAGAGTTTGCCAAGTTCAAGCCAGTCAACATGTGGTTCAGCTATCCAGTACACGCGCTGGATGAAACGGGTGTGCTGGCGGATATCCAATTGGACGATGATAAACCGGGG